GGCCAAGTGGCCTTGATGGCCCCGTCGGCGTGGTACTGCCGTTCGCCGCCACGCAACTGTGGTTTTTGGCGCACAAACAGCATTGTCTCGCCCTCGGGCGCGAGAGCCATGATAAAATCTAAAAATTGCACGTTGTCATCCTTTGCGCCGCCCCTGACCGGGCGGCGTTTTTATTTGCCGTAACGCGGCATCGTCTTGATACCACAGTCCAGCGGCAGGCCAGTGGCCCATGCTGGCGGCGTAGTCATCACCCTACGCACTTCCTCTTCTGTACCGCCCTCGACGACGATCTCGTCGTGAACGTGCAGAACCACATCATCAAGCTGGCGCAGCGCAAACCGGAGCAGGTCATTGGCAACCGCCTGGGTGACGTTCTCGCAAGCCAGACCGCGCCACAGCCGGGCGCGGGGCCACTCGGTGGCGTCCTGCGCGGGCTTCCACGCTGCCTTGGCGTAGCTGATGCCGTCGTCCTCCAGCCGGGCAAAGGGGTAACAAAGCACCCGGCCAGAGGGTAAAGAATACCAGAGATGCAGGCCGTCGAACAGGTAAGTTATTCGCCCAGCCGTGAACTCTTGCCCCCGGTTCCGCATCGCCCTGGTGTACTGCTGCTCAAGCTGCGACCAGAAGCCGACAGCCCACTGATTGTTGCGGCGCCATGCGTCGACCATGCGCTTAGAGTCGGCCTCGGACAGGCGCACACTGTAGATGCGAGCCATCGACGCGAACGCGCCGACGCCGCCAGCGAACCCGCAGGCCAACTCCTGAACCTTGCCGATCTGGCGCTGCGCGGACTCGCCGTCACGGTCGTAGTCGGCCTTGATGTCGTCATAGGTACGGTTGAACGTGCCAGATGCGTTGACGATGTACGGGTCGAGGCCAGACTCGAAAACGTCCAGCTTGGCCTGGCCCGTACCGGACAGCCAAGGGTTAACCCGTGCCTCAATGGACGACCAATCGGCAACGACGAACTGCCGACCCTTGGCCGGGATCAGCGCGGGGCGCAGCATCCCCCGCAGAACGTCGGTGACGCGCTTGCCAAACTTAGGGACGATGGCGTGGCCCCGGCACATGGCGGCCCGGACATCCTCGGGGGCTTTAGCGCACTTGCGGGTGAAGTTGTGAACCTGGGCGCCGTAGCTGCTGGCGCGGCCAGTAGCGCTGCCGCCTGCGAACACGAACGCGCCCCGGACGCGACTGTCCTCCTCGTCGGCCAGTTGGGCAAGCCGGGCGAACTTGGCGACCGACGACGCCCACAGGTCGTCGGCGCACTGGATAATCTCCTGAACGTCGGGCGGCACTCCGTCGCAGTTGAGCAGGTTGGCTCGGACGGTCTTGTCGATGCTGACCTTATCATCCTTGGTCATCAACGCTCTAGCCTCGGGGCCGACGCGATCCCAGACCCACTGGCGCATCTTAGGCGAGCGCACAGAGGTCAGTTCGCCCTCGGACACCTCATTGACAATCTGGGCGATCTCAGCGGCCTCTGTGGCAGCGTAGCTTACCGCTGCGCGGCAGAGCGGCACATCGACCAGGACGCCACGGTCGTTGATGCGCTCGTTGACATGGTAGTCCAGTAGTTCGTCAGCACTTAATGGCCGCATGGCCTGGCTGATGGCCCTCATGGCGCGGACGTCCTGTTCGCAATATTGGATCATCTCAGCGGTCAACTCAGCCGACTCTTGGTAAGGCGGTACGCACATCTTGCGGATGAGGGCAGCGCCCCGGTGGTCTTTCTTCATGGACGCGCCCATGAACCGGCCCACGTCCTCTAAACTGCCCGGCGCACAGTTGGCACGGGCCTGCGCGGCGGTGCAGTAGAAGGACTCCAGCGGGATGTTGACCTGCAAGACGTACCATAGGATCAGCCGCTCAAAGGCAGCGTTATGGGCCATGATGCGGTGGCCGGTCAGGTCAGGTAATGGCCCTGATGTCCATGTCAGCACCTCGCCGTCATCGACGGCGTAACTCATGCACAGCACCTCGGTCGTCAGGTCTTGCGCGTAGTTGTAGACGCCTGCCGACTTTAAGTCACAGTGGGAGCGGGTTTCAAAATCGATCCAAATGGTCATGTTGCGCCGGATTCACCGTGTTCAAATCGGGCACTAAGCGCTGCAGCGCAGGCCGCAAAATCGCTCTCATTAGGGTCTGCATAAAGTAACCATCCAGCGCGGCCCCACTTTGAAAAGCAGTAACTGTCCAACGATGCCAAATTGTTGGTGTATCCCTCTAGACAAGCATCCGCATAAAACCCGCTAAGCCCCATTGAAAGTTCATGCGCGTTGGGTAAACCAACAGCAAACACAACGCTCGTATTACTTTGTGTGGCTAATTTTTCGGCTTTACGAAGTTCATTTTCGTCGGGCTTTTCCGCCTTTACTTCCACCCACAGGCCGCAATCAACTAGTAGGAAATCTGGAAGATAAAAATCACCGTCACCAAGGGAAAAACCCTCTGGTTCGTATAGCCATTTCCAACCAATAGCATCAAAGTACACAGCCCAACGTGCCTCAAGGCGGCTACGAAAATGGTAACCTTTATATCGTGTCTGGATAGGTTTCATAGCGGCTCCTTTTTCAAAGCCCCCTGTCACGGGGCTTCAAAAATCAAACGGCTACGCGACGACGGCGCCCGGCTGGCGGCGCCTCTGGCTCTGGCTCACCATCCATGCTAATCCATTCGGCAAGTTCAAACACCGGCGTGTAAATCTTGCCGTAAGACTTGTGCTGGTAGTGATCCTTCTTCAGCTTGACAACGGCGACGGGCTTAGTCTGATCCTTCTCGACCTGCTCGGCCAGCGCAGCGGCAACGGTCTGGACGCTACGCTTACCGCCGACTGAGGTCGCGGTGAAGCGCACTTCCATGCCCTTGTCGTCGCCGGTCAGGCATTTGAGGCTCATGCCGATCTGCTGCTCCCAGCCCTTCTTGGCGCCGGGAGGCGCGTCGTCAATCTCCGGCAGCGGCTGGCTGACGGCGACCATCTTCTCGCCCAACACCTCGCCGTCGCCCCAGGCAATAAAGCCGTGAACGAAAGAGAAGGGATTAACGGCCCAGGTCGAGTCGTCCTCGACCTCGGTCTGGTCAGCGCCAAACACCCAGTGGCCGGTCTTGTCCATCCTGAGGATGACGATACCGGATGGGCCAGCCGCCGACACGGCCATGCTTTTAAGAGCGGTGGAGAGGGTACTGATAGCTGGCAGACCAGCTTTTGAGAACACTGAAAGATTACTCATGATTACCTTTATTGCAGTTTAGAAAGATGGGCAAGTCGTTTGCCCAACAGCAGTACCTCGGGGCGCGGGTCATCCACGCTTGCCAAGGTGTTACCTGAAGAGATGGCGACGACCACATCAGCAGGAAGGGCGATCTTGCGCTTTTTGAGCACCTTCTCGACCTTCGCTGGCGACATGATTGATGTCTCCATCACCTCAGATTCTTCAAGGCCCAACGCGAACAGGGCGACCTTGGCCTTGTCCTCGTCAGTCCATTGCCTAATCGCCCGTTTGGCGACCAGCTTGTACTCGGGCAGATTGGCCCCGGACTCCATCATAGAGAGCGCCAACTCGCGCAGGCTGGAAATCCAGGTCTCCAACAAATCCGCGTTTTTTAAGTAGGTGCTAATTTTCCCCGCATCTAAATTGTCCAGCTTGACGGCCAGCGCCCGGTCGGCAGCGCCTGTCATCTGGGGGCAGATAGGCTTGGCGGTACAGAACCGGCAGTGGTCGCCCACCGTAAGCTGCGCGTCAGGGAAGGACGACAGCTTAACGGCCTGCACCAGATCACGCTCGAACTGCCGAATGCGCTCGGGCGTCGTCACCCACCGCCGTGCTGCTGGCGGCTGGATGATGACGCACTCCACCTCAGTCGCACCCTCAAACGCCCAGGCTGACTCAGGCGTCCTCATGGCAGCAGCAGCGTAGAACATCAGCTGGGCGTTCTCCTCGGCGTCGACAATCACGCCGTCGCCAAACTTCCAATCCAGCACGATGGCCCGGTTGCCGATCCGACCGATCAGGTCAGTCGAGCCGAACACGCCCGGCAGCAGATCACCAAAGCCGACACGGGTTTCTGTGGCAAAGTTCATCTCCTCCTTAGGGTCGACTTCGTTCAGCAGCGCCAGCGCCGACTTCAGCTTCTCGCAGTGGTCTTCGCTCAACGCCACACCGTTGAAGTTCTTGTCGAGCAGGCTGTACGGGCTGGCGTCGCCGTCGTTGACCAGGTAGTCGATGGCAGAATGCAGGGCCGTACCCTCGGCCATGTACTTGTTCTCGACTTGGGGCGGCATCTTGGCAACCAGCGCC